TGGAAAGCCAAGAGGTCTAACAATGACTAGAGCAAAAGACATATCCAAAATACTTACTGATGCTGATATCAGTGGCACATTAGATGTGTCAGGTGCATTTACTTCTCAAGGCATAGATGACAATGCAGATGCAACTGCCATAACTATAGATAGTTCAGAGAATATTGGGATTGGTACTAGTTCTCCAAGTGACAAATTTCATGTTGATGGAGCAGGTGCATTTATTCGTGTTAATAGAACAGATGGAGAAGCTGGAATTACCTTAATGTATAATGGTAGCAACAGCACACGATCTAACATTACAAATGACACAAGTGGTAATCTTACTTTTGATACTGCTAACACAGAACGTATGCGTATTGATTCCGTAGGTCGTGTGATGATAGCTGAAACTTCTAATAGTGGTTACTCAAATAATGCTGATGATTTAATTGTAGGAGATAATGGTTCAAGTACAGAAAGAGGTATTTCTTTTGGCTCAACACTCGCAAGTACTATAAGATTTAACGATGGTTCAGATGCAGGTATCATTGAATACGTTCATTCTAATAATTCTATGCGTTTTGGTACAAATGATGGTTCAGAACGTATGCGTATCGATTCTTCAGGCAATCTTGGTCTAAACACTGCTGGTAGTACTGGTAGAGCGACTGGTATAGGTATGGAAATATTGCACGTTGGGTCAGATACTGATGCTACATTAAGACTTACTGGAGAGAATGGGTCTAGTGCTGAAACATTTTCTGAAATAACTCATGTTGGTGCTAGTAGACATATGAATTTTAAACATAATGGTGCTACTCGTATACAGATTGATGCAAATGGTGGTGTTTTAGTTGATGGTGGAAGTGTTGGCAGTGTATCAGATAGTAGAGTAAAAAAAGATGTAGAAGATTTATCAGATGGCTTATCTATTGTAAAGCAACTTAGACCAGTAAAATTTAAATACAAAGGTAATACAGAATATTACAATGGTGATGATAAAATTTATCAAGGTTTTATTGCAGATGAAGTTCAAGCTGTTGCACCACAATATATTACAGAGGTTACAAATAAAATTTATGATGATGAATTTGATGGTTCTAATATTGTTGATTTTGATGAAGAATTAAAAGACAAAAAATTTACAAGTGTAGATGATTTTAAAACTATGTCGCAGACTGATTTAATACCAATGTTAGTTAAAGCAATACAAGAATTAGAAGCAAGAATAACAACCTTAGAAGGAGCATAAAATGGCAGTAACATGGACTATAGCATCAATGGATAGAGATATTACACAAAATGGAAAAGCTGATGTAGTAACAACTATTCATTGGAGAGCAAGTGAAACAGATAGTGATGGGAATACTGGCTCATCATATGGTTCTGTAGGTGTAACACTAGGCTCACAATCTTTTATAGCATATGCAGATATTACAGAAGCTAATGCAATTCAATGGGCAAAAGATGCTCTTGGATCAGATCAAGTTACAGAAATAGAAGCAAGTATTGCTAATCAAATAACAGAAATGAAAACACCAACTAAAGCAAGTGGAGTATCGTGGTAATGACTGAACAAACAAACGTAATCAATATTGATGGCAAAGAATACAAGCAAGAAGATTTGTCTGTGGAGCAGATAAGATTAGTAAGCAAGATTGCTAAGTATCAGAAGCAAAGCAATGATCTCAAAGATGCTTTCGAAGATGCCAATATATTACAGCAACAATATCTACAAGCATTAAAGACATCACTTGGTAATGATGAAACTACTAAGGCTATGGAAAATACAAAGGCAAGTTAATGGTTAAAGCTAGTGAAGTAAAAGCACAGATAGACACACATGAAGCAGTATGTGCTGAGAGGTGGAAAGAAACTATCTTACGAATCAAACGTATTGAAGCAATTATGATTGGCACAGCAGGTACAATGATACTAATGATGGCAGGGTTACTGTTGAGGTAGTTATGGTAGTTGCAGAAATTCTTACTGGTATTGCTCTAGTACAAAAATCAGTAGAGTTTATAAAGAGCAACATAGGTACAGTAAACGATATAAAAGACATAGCAAAACAGATAGATGGGTTCTTTGAGGGTGAGTCTCAAATGAACAGAAGTGCTGGTAAAGGTCTTGGAATTAAGGAACAGTTTGGGATTGAGTCTACGGCTTCTGATTTTATAGACAGAAAGTTATTAGAAGAAAAACGTCAAGAGCTTAAGAACATGATTAATTTAAGATTTGGTCCAACTACCTGGGATCAGATACTTGCTGAAAGAGCTAACAAGATAAACGAAGCCAAAGAAGTTGTAAGGCTACAGAGAGTTGAGAAAAGACAGCAGCAAAAAGACATTATAGATACCTTGCAAACTATGGGCATAATATTCTGTGTATTGGCAGTGGTTATAATATCTATTGTTTTATCATTAAAAGCATTTGCATATGACTATCAATCAAGAGATTACACAAGACAACAAAAGATACAACAGGGTAAAATAATAGAACCTGTTATGACCACTTGCAGGTTGATGCAGCAAAAAGTATTTAAAGATAAAATGGCTTGTATATATATTGGTGCTCAGAAAACATACGAACTAGAATTTACAGATATATCGGTAGGTTGTCCTAGAAAGTATAAATGTAAACTCAATCCAAATGGAAAGAAACCAAACATAGATCAAGTTATGGAAAGTCTGAGAGGTATTGCAAAATGACAACTGCATTTCTTTTGATTTGCTCATTAAATGGAGTAATAGATAAACAGGGTATTTATTTTAGAAATGCTAACTCTTGTATGGATTTTAAACAACTACTAAGCAATCAATCATATATGAAAAATGATGATAAATACCTTTATGAATGTATCTGTAAATTGGTTCCTCAAATAGATTCCAATAAAGTTAGAGTTTACTAATGCAAAAAAAACTACAAAAAAATTCTAAGTTAAATCCATTAGATAAAAACCAAGACGGAGTTATTGATGACCATGAGTTAGAGGTAGCAGAAACAGAGACAAATCTTAGAAAACATCTAGCTCAACTAAGAATGGCTAGATATTCATTGATAGGTATGGGAGTGTTTACTGCTGCAATGTTCTTTGTGCCTATAGAAAGAGTCAACGCACTTGCAGATATAAGTAATCTCTTTTATCTTACTGGTGGTGGCATAGTATCTGTTTACATGGGTGCAAGTATGATAACAAAAGGAGGTAAGTAATGTTAACAGCGTTAATAGGTCCAGTAAGTAACTTACTCGGTAAGTTTATAGAGGACAAAGATCAGAAGAATAAATTAGCACATGACTTAGCTACGATTGCACAGAAGCACGCACAAGAATTAGCCAAAGGTCAGATAGAAGCTAATGTTGTTCAGGCTAAACATCCTAGTTTGTTTGTTGCTGGAGCTAGACCAGCTATCATGTGGATTTGTGCATTAGGTTTATTGACACAATTTTTTTTGATGCCGATTGCAGAATGGGCAACAAGTATATGGATGCCTGATGTTATACTGCCTGAGTTAAATACAGGAGAGTTGATGACGTTAACACTATCATTATTAGGACTTGGTGGTATGAGATCATTCGAAAAATCAAAAGGTGTTGCAAGGGAGAACATGAAAAAATGAAGAAAAAAATAAAAAGAGTTGTCAAAGGTTTGACCAAAGCTAGTAAGTCACACGCCAAACAAGCAAGAACACTCAAGGGTGTATTAAAGAATATTAAAAAGAAATGATGTGGTTTTGGTTGAGTTTATCAAAGTTTTTTAATAGGATTGGTAATTATTTCTATTATCGTCATGTAAGTTCACTTAGATTTAAACAGGAGATCAAAATGAAAAAAGGACTTTACTCTAACATTCATGCAAAAAGAAAAAGAATAGCTGCTGGTTCTAAAGAAAAAATGCGAAAACCTGGAAGTAAAGGTGCACCAACAGCAAAAAACTTCAAACAAGCAGCAAAGACAGCTAAGAAAAAAAAATGATTGATGACTTAAAAAAAGAAATAAAGTCAGATGAGGGTTGTGTAAACTCTGTGTATTTAGACCATTTAAATTTAAAGACGCTAGGTGTGGGTCACTTGGTTACTGAATGGGATGAAGAATATGATAAGCCTGTAGGTACAACTGTATCAGATGACAGAGTTAATGAGTTATTTGAAAAAGATATAAATGTAACATTGGAAGAATGTAGATATTTGTATGATGACTTTGATAATTTACCAGAAGAAGTACAGAAAATCATAGGCAATATGATGTTTAATCTAGGCAGACCAAGGCTTTCTAGGTTTCACAAGATGAAGAAAGCTGTATTAAACAAAGATTGGCAAGAAGCGGCTAATCAGATGCAAGATAGTAAATGGTATGAACAAGTTACTAATCGTGCAGAGAGATTATGTGAGAGAATGAGGAACGTAGAGAGTGCCTAGGACTCCAGCATGGCAACGTAAGGCAGGTAAGAATCCCAAGGGTGGACTAAATGCCAAAGGTCGTGCATCATATAAGGGTGGTACATTAAAAGCTCCTGTAAAAAGGGGAGACAATCCAAGACGAGCAAGTTTTCTAGCTAGAATGGGAGGTATGCGTGGACCTGAAAAAAAGAATGGAAAGCCTACGAGATTATTATTGTCGCTTCGTGCATGGGGTGCTAGTAGTAAAGCAGATGCTAAAAGAAAAGCTGCATCAATTAGTAGACGCAATAAAGCAAAAAAGAAGTAACTACGAATACATACAAATAAAAAAGGAGACTGCTATGCCTATGGGTAAAGGAACTTACGGAAGTCAAAGAGGTAGACCAGCTAAGAAAAAGATGGCTGGTAAAGGTCTAACTGCAAAGCAAAAGACATTGCCTAGTGCTTTGCAAAAGAAAATTATGAAGTCTAAGAAAAAGAAATAATTACTTATCCTCTTTTTTGTGACTAAATCTAGTGCCATTTCTAGCTGATCCATGCTTGTAATCGTGCTTTTGTGAATCAATAATAATGCCACCTAGATCAGATACTCCTGCATGGACTTCTGTAGATATAGGTTTGTAGCTTTTGACGTTTGCTTCTAACTCGTATTCTGCTACTGCTTTTGGGCAGTCCTCGAATATCATACGAGCATCTATCTCACTTGCGAATACAAACCATCTCTTACCAAACTTTTTACCTTTGACTTCTCCTGTTTGTAATAAACGGATTAGTCTTTTTCTATTGCTTGGTGTATCTCCAAACATCAATTCGGTAGCTTCCTGTGTGGAATAGTATGATTTAGAATGGAATTTCATCATCAAGCTCGTCTTTTAATGCTGATATAGGACTAGGTTTTGGTGGGTCTATAGATGCAGCAAGTGATCTCATTCCAGGTTGTGACACTCCATCAGATATACTATCTGTGTAGTTACCTTGCACCACTTCTGATACGGCAAGACCAAACGTGCCATCATCATTACCAAATAGTTTTACAGAATACTTAGCATCTTTTCTAAGATGTATGTCTGCTGGGGAACCATCTTTGTATGGTTTCCAATTAGAGTTACCATGTGTAGCCTTACCCTCTGAGTTAGGGTACAAGGTTATGTTCATAGTTTTTATGTATTTATTAGCCATTTGTTTTCCTTTCAAATTTATCTAAATATTTAACAAAAATCTGAATTGCTTTCTTATACAAGTCAGGGTTATGTTCTTTCATTTCGTCTAAGGTAGACTGTGAATCAGTGTAATAAGCATCTAATTGATCTTTAGTTCTTTTCTGCTCACACCAATGTTCAAAGTCAGGAACCTTTGCTTCGTGTCTTTCTCTCCTTTCTTCAGGTGTTGTTTCAGGTACTTTAATTTGTTTTGGTGGTAGGTCTTTAAAGTCTATCTTAGGTTTTTCCACAGGCTTAGGTTCTTCTTTGATAGCTTCTGTCTTTCTGACAACTGCATCCATTTCATTTGCACTTGCATACTCACCACCAGCTAATCCAAGACTAGCCAAAGCTCTACCTATTGCAGATGTTTCAGCGTTCTCTAAGGCAGATGTAGTGTTGACCATGCCCTGTCCTCTGATTTCTTCTGCCATACCAGCACCTACTTTGCGATTATCTTTGTCTGTAATGATAGCTTTGACAACAACTCGCTTGCCATCATTGACTAATATCTCAGTATCAAGACCAAAGTCTGTGCCATGTATACGTCTAAAGGCTTCCATCCTGTGAACAACCTGTGTATAAAGTTTGCCACCTTTTTGTTTAACACCATGCGACTTGTGTAATTCTGCGATAGTGTCCATAGTTTTTGCTAAGTTACTCATTTTTACCTCTTATCATTTTACTCAACATTTCCATAAGCACCACGTTTTGATCCGTAACAACTTTGTGCTTATTCTCTAGTTTAGCTATACGTTTCTCTAATAGATCTATAGCTTGTGCATGATACTGTTCAGTATCAGTCATTTGTTTTTGCCATTTATTGACTAATTCGTTTATCATACTCCTGCCCTTTCCTCTGCCTGATGTTGTGCAATATCTTCGTCAGTTACAGATTTATGTAGGTAATGTCTTGAACTCCACATCTTTTGCTGTTTTCTGCCACTCTCGCCTTTAACTGCACTTCCATCTACAATCACT